AACGATCTAATTTCATTAGAAAATCCAAATTATCAATATGTAGCGGCAAGACTATTGCTATACGGAATCTATAAAGATGTATACGGAGGATTTGATAAAACTCCTCTAATAGAAATGATTAAGGAAAACATAGAAAGAAAAGTTTATGATTCAGCTATTCTTGAATCTTATACAGAAGAAGAATTTGACAAGATGGAAAAGTATCTCAAACACAATAGAGATGAGAACTTTACCTACGCAGGACTTAGACAGATTGTAGACAAGTATCTTTGCCAAGACAGAAGTTCTGGTGAAGTATACGAATCTCCACAACACATGTACATGATGATCGCGGCAACTCTTTTTGCAAACTATCCTAAAGAAGATAGATTACATTACGTCAGGAGATATTATGACGCGACCTCACTTTTTAAAATTAATATCCCAACGCCAGTCATGGCCGGTGTCAGAACGCCTATTAGACAGTTTGCTTCGTGTGTCCTTGTTGACAGTGACGATACCCTTGATAGTATCTTCGCAAGTGATATGTCGATTGGTAGATACACGGCACAAAGAGCAGGTATCGGAATCAATGCAGGACGTATCAGAGGCGTCAATGCTAAAATCAGAGGTGGCGAAGTCGCACACACAGGAATAATCCCGTTTCTTAAAAAGTTTGAAGCAACTGTAAGATGTTGTACGCAGAACGGTGTGCGTGGCGGAAGTGCTACAACACACTTTCCTTTTTGGCATCAAGAAATTGAAGACATCCTTGTGCTAAAGAACAACAAAGGTACTGAAGATAATAGAGTGCGTAAGTTAGATTATTCTATTCAACTTAACAAAACAATGTATGAAAGATTATTAGCCGGCCAAGATATAACTCTTTTCTCGCCACACGATGTACCAGGTTTATATGAATCATACTTTGGTGATGCAGATAAGTTTAAAGAACTTTACGAGTCCTATGAACGTAAGACTAGCATTAAGAAGAAAAAGATTCCTGCAATGGAATTGTTTTCAGCATTAATTAAAGAACGTGCAGAAACAGGACGCATTTATATAATGAATGTTGATCATTGTAATACGCATAGTTCATTTAAAGACACAGTTTATATGAGTAACCTATGCCAAGAAATTACATTACCAACAAAGCCACTACAACATATTGACGATGAAAAAGGTGAGATAGCATTGTGTATTTTAAGTGCAATTAATGTAGGAGTAATTAAGGACTTAGAAGACTTAGATGAACTATGTGACTTGGCAGTTAGAGCATTAGAAGAAATTATTGATTATCAACGTTATCCTATTAAGGCGGCAGAGATTAGCACAAAAGCAAGACGCAGTTTAGGTGTAGGTTATATTGGACTTGCACACTATCTTGCAAAAAATAAAGTCAAGTACGATGATCCTAAGGCATGGAAACTTGTACACGAACTAACTGAAGCATTCCAATATTATTTGCTAAAAGCAAGTAATGATCTTACAAAAGAACGTGGTGCATGTGAATATTTTGACCGCACTAAATATAGTGACGGCATACTTCCTATTGATACATACAAGAAAGAAGTTGATGACGTAGTTAAGGTGAAATTAAATTATGATTGGACTTCTTTACGCAATGGTATTAGACAACACGGTCTTAGGCACAGCACATTGTCCGCACAAATGCCTTCAGAGAGCAGTTCCGTTGTGTCGAACGCCACCAATGGAATCGAGCCACCTAGAGGATACTTGTCCGTTAAGAAAAGCAAAAAAGGGCCTCTTAAGCAGATTGTTCCGCAATACCAGAGTTTAAAAAATTATTATACATTATTATGGGATATGCCAAGCAACGAAGGCTATATTAAAACAGTAGCAGTAATGCAGAAGTTTTTTGATCAAGCAATAAGCGGTAATTGGTCATATAATCCAACTCATTTTGAAAATAACGAAGTTCCAATGAGTCAGATGATTCAAGACCTGCTAAATACCTACAAGTTAGGATGGAAGACATCATACTATCAAAATACGTATGATTACAAAACTGATCCAAGCGAAATGATTGACGAGCCAGCACACCCAGTTGGTTGGCACGACAATGTGAAAGAGGGACCAGTTGAACGAGTTGAGTTCAACGGAACTGATGAAGAATACGAAGAATATTGCGAAGCATGTGCAATTTAGGTTGACATCTCCGTAAATTCAGTGTATAGTTATATAGAAGAAGTAAAAGAGGAAAGCAAATGGCAAAGACTGTCTTTAACAAAGAAAAAGTAGACTTCACCAAACAGAACATGTTCTTTGGTGCAGACCAGAACACACAGAGATATGATGTATTCAAATTCCCTGTGTTCGATAAACTTAATCAAACTATGTTGGGTTATTTTTGGAGACCTGAAGAAGTAAGTCTACAAAAAGATAGAGCGGACTTTGCTAACTTTCGACCAGAGCAGAAACATATTTTTACTGCTAACCTAAAGTATCAAACATTACTTGATAGTGTACAAGGACGTGGACCATGTTTGGCATTTTTGCCACATGTATCATTGCCTGAACTAGAAGGTTGTATTGTTACTTGGGACTTTTTCGAAACAATTCATAGTCGTAGTTATACACACATTATGAAAAATGTTTATGCCGATCCAGCAGAAGTGTTTGATACTATTCTTGATGATAAGAAAATTATTGATAGAGCAGTAAGCGTCACTAAACACTATGATCAATTTACAGAAGCCGCCGATGCATTTACGTATCGCAATGAAGGTAACATGTACGAAGTTAAGAAAAAACTTTATATGGCAATGCAGACTGTAAATATCTTAGAAGGTTTACGTTTTTACGTTTCGTTTGCATGTACCTTTGGTTTTGGAGAATTGAAACTAATGGAAGGTAGTGCAAAGATTATTTCACTTATTGCTAGAGATGAAGCACAACATTTAGCACTTAGTACTCACATCTTAAAGTTGTGGGCACAAGGCAAAGACGATCCAGAAATGGCTAAGGTTGCAAAAGAGTGCGAACAAGATGTGTATGACTTATGGCGTGAATGTGTTGCAGAAGAAAAAGACTGGGCTGAATACTTGTTCAAAGACGGAAGTATGATTGGTTTAAACGCCACACTACTACATCAGTATGTAGAATACATTGCAAACCGTCGATTAAAGGCGCTGGGAATGAATACTATATTCGATGCACCAGTTAACACTAACCCATTACCTTGGACACAACATTGGTTGAGTTCATCAGGATTACAAGTTGCTCCTCAGGAAACTGAAGTTGAATCTTATATTATTGGTGGAATCAAACAAGACGTAGACAAGAATGCACTTAAAGGATTCAGTTTATGAGTATAGAAATTTGGGGTAAGCCTGCTTGTCCCTCATGCGTAAGAGCAAAGGCTTTATGTGAATCAAGAAAGTTTGATTTTGTCTATAAAGAACTTGGAAAAGATTTTGACAGAGATGCTGTCTTATCTGAATTTCCAGGAGCAAGAACGTTCCCACAAATTAAGGTATGGGGTAAAAACGTAGGAGGTTATGAACAGTTTGTACAATATATGGACGATACTGGTTATAACGGAACAGGACACGGATAATATATGTTAATAGAAGCACCATATAAGGTAGGGGATACCTTATCTTTCAAACTCAGCAGTGGAGAAGAAATTGTTGCAAGACTCGATGAAGAGACTGACAAATCTTATACACTAATAAAGCCAATGGTAATTATTGCACAACAACAAGGATTAGGTTTAGCACCTTTCATGTTTAGTGTAACACCAGATGGCAAATTTAATCTAATGGCAACTTCAGTTGCCTGTATTGCAAAAACGGAAAGTGGAATAGCCAAGCAGTATATCGAAAAGACTACTGGCATTGCACTACAATAACCATAGGAGAAAACATGACGTTACATGAACAAATCGTGCAAGCATTTAACAACTATCTTGCTGAATCAGAAACATTCGAAGACAAGAGTGTAAAAGCCGCGGCAACTAGAGCACGTAAAGCACTAGGTGACTTAGGTAAACTTACCAAAGGCCGTAGAGCAGAAATCCAAGAAAAAAAGAACGCAATGTAATGAGCGGACAACGGCGATGGCTTAAACTTTGGGCTAGAACTGTTGGTATGCCCATAGGCATAAACGATGACGATAAGCCGGAGTTCCTTCCGATTCCTCAAGAGGATGTAAAAAGGGCTTTGGCTTTTCGTACCTTTTGGATTGTACTACATGTTATAACATGTTTTGCAATCATAGCAGGTAATGGTAGGGTTTTAGACTTATGGTAAAACCAAACGAAACTTTCAAATTATCAATCAGAGATATAGAAATAATTGAAATTGCTCTTAGAGCAAAAGCAGGACGCAGAGG